GCCGATTATCAAGGGACTGTTATATTATTTTTTACAGCCACTTGGGATGTTATTGGCATGGATTCTAAAAATTATTTGGAATCACAGATAGAATCAAATCCAGATATAAAATTTTTCTCGGTTGATTATGATGTTGAAAGAGAATTGGTAAATAAGTTTTCTGTTAGAGCGATGCCAATAATTTTTGGAATAAAAAATGGACGAACTATTTCAATGATATATAGTTGTACGTTTACAGATCAATGGAATATATTAATAGGAAATAAATGACACGATTTATTTTAATAACTAAAGGTATAATGTTTTTATGTATTGCATTTGCTTTTTTTTATACTCCATTTATCATTAACCACCAATTGACATCCTTTCATCGAGATGCTATAATACAAGTTAGCGCATTAAGAACAGATACAGTTAAATTAATTGATACACGCGCAAATAGTCTCCAAGAATTTGCAACTAGATTATTCGATAAAACGAATAAGAGAGTTGGTAGTATTCAGGTAGATACTTTTAAACGAATTGATAATTTAACACCTGTAATAAATAATTCAAACCAAATTTTAAATGACCAATTGGCATTGTTTAATAAAAATTTAAATAACCAAGAAACAACTTTAAATACCAATATTGCAACATTAACAGCCGTTTATTCAGTGGTTCCCGCACAAGTGGCTTCAAGATTTAATACGCAAACAGATTGTATGGTAAATGAATTATGTTGGCAGAATTTAACAACGGATTTATTAACAAATTTGAGATATACGGCAAGGGATGTTAGTGATGCTTCCAAAACATTTAATACCGGTTTTCCGGCGCTTATGAAAGATTCAAATCAGATTGCATCTAATTTTGATGCGATTACTGGTAATTTTAAAAAATTAACTAACCCACGTTGGTATGACCGAATTATCGGATATGGAATGAATGCAGCGGTAATATATCGTAATTTAAATCCAGTAACAAGTGTTGCGATTACAGGAGCACAATTGATTTCTTCAAGACCATAAATAAGGATATATTGATGATTATAGATAATGAAATTTTAAACCAAGGATGTATCATGCTAGAAGATCTGGAATGGGTCCGTGTAAGCAAGCAATGCCATACATTGGTTGATCCCGATAATAAAATATGGGCGGTTGTATTTACTAGTTATGATGAATCTGATGGTGATGAATTTTTTATTTGGGAAGTAAAAATCGAGGATGAAGACTTTGGCGAATATGTTAGCCTTTATTCGGCAAAGATGGCCGTTCAAGAGCAAATCCTAGAATGGGATGAAGCCATCGCCAGAGCGAATAAAAGATCCGCATCACATGCTCGTAAGAAAAAGGCAGAGAAAAAAGTAAAAATGGAGAAATAAAATGATAATTAGATGGCGCGGTGTTTAAGTAAGAAATATTGTACGTTCTTGGTTTCTACGTGATAATAATCCAGGACTTTGTTTTCCTTGCGAAAAACTCCATTTTGGAAATTCATCAGCGGCCGCTTGATAATTTTTCTGGTTAAGTAATTTAAGCATTGTAGATGCTTCAAATGCTCCAATTCCCATATTATATGTAAATGATGCAAGTGCATCATATTGATTTTGAGTTAATGGAACCGTAATGACTTTTGTAAATGCATCTTCAATTTGTCCAATTTTACCCATCATCAATAATGCCGCTTCATCACGTGTAATCGTTACATCTGGCTGTTTATATTTGGCAAGTAATTCTGGAGTATTTAAATTTGTGCCAAAACCAATAGAAAAACCATTTGCATCAGGATACGCGTGATCGACAAATCCTTCAAAGTATTGTATTTTAATTAATCCGTTTTGAGATACTATCATATATCAAATATTTATGATTGACATATGATTGCAAATATGATATAATAATCTTAGTAGAGGTTGAATGAAATTCTATACAAGTGCCCACCAATACGGAAATAATATTTTACTTAAAGAGATAGTAAATGGTCAAAGAGTCCGACGCAAAGTGGCATATAAACCATCTTTATATATTCCAAACTGTGAGAAAACTACTAATGAATACAAAACATTAACCGGAGAGCCGGTTGATAAAATTGACTTTGATTGTATTAAAGAAGCCAAACAATTTCTTTCCGATAATGAAGATGTTTCAAATGGCCAACCGATTTATGGAAATACTCAATTTCATTATGCTTTTATTGCAGACGAATATCCTCAACATGAATTGGAATATGATTTAAATCAACTGTCTATTGTAACCATTGATATTGAACATGAAAATGAATATGGTTTTAAACAAGATGATGCTCAAACGGCGCGTGAGCGAATAAATGTAATTACCATAAAGGATTTTAATCAAGATAAATTCCACGTATTTACTTTTGTTGATGGTAAATTATATAATAAAAAGAATAAATTTGTTCCAAAAACAGATAACATTATTCATTATGAGTTTGAAGATGAAAAGGAAATGTTATTAGGATTCCTTAAAATTTGGAATAAATTAGATCCTGATATTATAACTTCCTGGAACGGAAGATTTTTTGACGTACCATATCTTTATAATCGTTTGGTTTTGTTATTTGATGACGAAGGTAAAACAGCAAGGAAACTTTCATCATGGGGAATTGTTCAAGAAATAACAGTTAATTTTCAGCATAAGGATCGTCAGTGTTATGAGTTATATGGAGCCGCTCAATTAGATTATCTTCAAATATATAAAAAGAATGTAATGGAACCCAGAGAAAATAATAAATTGGATTACATTGCAAAGGTGGAATTAAAAGGTGAAGGTAAAATTGATTGGCATGAAAAATATGAAACACTGAAAGAATTTTATACCAAAAATTTTCAATGGTTTGTAGAGTATAATATTCAGGATGTTAATTTAATTGAGTTATTGGAAAAGAAACGGAAGTTAATTGAATTGACCGTTTCGGTCGCATACTTGGCCAAAGTAAATTATATTGATGTACTCGCGCAAGTGAGAACATGGGACGTATTGATTTTCAATTGGTTATATCAAGAGAAGATTGTTATTTCACAAAAAGAACATCAATCTAAAAAGGACCAATTTGAGGGAGCATATGTTAAGCCACCCATTCCAGGAATGTATGAAGATGTAGTATCATTTGACGTTGCATCACTGTATCCGAATATTATTCGTGTATTGAATATTGGTCCGGAAACTAAAAATGTTGATTTGAAAATGAAATTAAGATCTGATGATTTCCTTTCAGAAAATGATGAATGGGAAGAAGCATTTGGTAGAGCAACTAGTAATGATTGTACATGTGCCTGCAATGGTGTTTTTTATAGTAAAGAAAAACAAAGTTTTTATAGTCGCATGGTTGAGACATTATTTAATAGTCGAAAGAAATATCAAGCGGAAATTAAAAAGGCAAAAAAGGAATTGGAGAGTTGTATTGATCCAGTAAGAAAAGAAGAATTGAATAATATAGTATCTAAATTTGATGTAAAACAAAAAGCAACCAAGATAATGATGAATTCATTATACGGTGCGTTTGGTAATCAATATTTCAGATTTTATGATTTAGAAAATGCCGAAGCGGTTACAATGACTGGTAAGTTTATTATTCAATATATTCAAAAAGGATTGAATGCGTATTTTAATAAATTATATAATACTGAAAATATTGATTTTACTATTTATTCGGATACGGATTCGGTAGCAGAAGATACGTTAATTGATATTAATAACGTCAAAATTAAAATTGAAGATTTTTGGAATGAAATTCCAGGAACTGATTTAAATGTTAAAACTGTTCCGGATAATTATGTGGTTTCTTGTTCGGATGGTATTAATATTTTAAATAAACCAGTTCATTATATAATGAGACATGAAGTTGAAAAAGAATTATTTGAATTGGTTGTTGAAGGTAAAAAAATAATAATTACTGAAGATCATTCTATAGTAATTGAAAGAAATAACAAATTAATTTCAGTAAAACCAAAAGAAATACAACCTGAAGATTTGATTATTTATAAGAAAAAATAACACAAGATCTTTTACAGAAAATAAATTATTATGGAAATATTACAAAAAACAAAAACTTTTCAAATTAAATCTTTAGGTAAACAAAAAAAAACTGTTTACGATATTGAAGTTAAG